GGTAAACCCCTAGACATTTCAATGTTAAGTTCTTCGTTAACTACTTCAGGCTCTACAGGAATATCTTCAGTCTCTAACGCTAAACCAGACTTGCGACCCTTCTGTTTCTTAGGGATGAACTTTTCTGGGAAGGCTTCTTCCTCAGTTACTTCCTCACACAGAATGTTCTCTGCAAGGATTTCGTTCCAGTGGTAAATCGTACCATCGCGTCTGTTACGTAAAAAGCGTTCTGACATGTGTATCTCCTAAAAAGGTTAGCAATTCCAAGCCTTAAGGCTCTTGTTAATTCTACTGTTTGGGTCACTTGCTGTCTTCTTGCTAGTCAGCTTTTTCTTCATGCCCTCCATGCGGGCACAGAATGAATCCCTACGTGCTCCACCTTCAGGCTGTGGGGCTTTAAGCCCGGGCTTACCCGGATTGGCTTTGTTATATGAAGCACGACCTTTGGCGTTTAAGCCGCCATCAGGGTCTTTACCTTCTTTACGAGTCCATGCGGGTGTCTTAGCCATATCAATCTCCAAAAAAGAAGGGGGGCAAGCCCCCCATCCTCAGTTACTTAAGACACATCTGTCAAAGTTGCAAAGATACGCACAACAGCAGCCGCTGGTACAGCAGTACCAAGGGTGATGTCGATTGTATCCGCAGCAGTGTACAGTTTGCCACCACTCAAGGTAGGAGCAAATGCACCAGATGTCAAAGTTGGAACACCGCCAGAAACGCCAGTGGCGTTAGCTGAAGTTGCAGCAAGATAGCCAGCGGCGGCAGAACCGTCACCAATAGCAATCGTGCTGGTCACACCAGCGGCAGTGGTTACTTCCATACCTACTTGATGCACGATGCTCTTAGCAGGAACTGGCAGTACTTCCATCACATCACTAGCAGCCAGTGCAGTTGCACCCGCAGCCAAACGAGCAGCAATGATTTTTGGAAAGTCCAAAGTTACCTCAATGCGTGAAGTCTTATTAAGACCACGAGCAAGAGGGGCGGCGCTTCCTTTTTGGAAGCCGTACGAGTCGGTATATGTAGCCATTTTATTTCTCCAATGTTAAAAAGTTAAGCAAGGGTCACAACGCCTTGAGCCAAGGCTTCAGGTTTCACAACCTTGTAACCATAAACTTGCAAGCCACGAATAACGTTGCCGAAAGTAGACTCAGAACGGATAGTTTCCATGTTGGTCATTTGTGAGGCAAAAGTGAAGCCCATTTTGTGACCAGCAATGATGCTGAACTTGTTGCTAGAAACGCTCAAGTTGTGGCTCATGTACACAGTGAAGCGGTCAATCATGCCCAACTGTCCGTTGCGCAAAATAGACACGTTATCACCAGTAACCAAAGCACTCTTGAAGTCAGACTTTTTAATCATGCCTGCCATTTTGGCTGGAATCACGAGAAAACGGTCGCTCTCAGGAGCATTAGCTTCGTCCAACACAGTACCCATGTCAACGATGTATTCCAAGACGTTAGTCTTAGTAATCGCAAACGCAGTACCAGTTGAGCCAAGGTCAATGTTGGCAGTGATACGACCAGCAGTGTTGCCTTTGTTCAAAGCAGAAATGTCTGGCAGGATGTCAGTCAACACGCGTTGGTCAATCTTAATCTTCATACGCTCAGAAGCGTCTTTAGACCAAGTGTCCATCAAGTTGATGTCTGCTTGAACTTTGTCCACATCATCCTCAACGCAAGCGAAGTACTCGCCCTTGTCGATGACCAACTGGAGCTTTTCCTTATCAGGATTCTCAACGGCAAGAGTTTGACCCTTGACGTAAGTCTTGATAGTGATAGTTGGAGTGGTACGGATGTTGACCGTGTCACCCATGTTGCGAATTTCACCTTCGTAATTTGTATTAGAGATTGCGCTCAATACAGTTGCGTCGTAGAAATTCTCGATAAGTTTGCCCGACCAAATCTCGGGGATGAAATTGCCGCTGTAGTTCGTGCGGCCTGATGCGACGGGATAGCCCATGATGAAACTCCTCTAATCAAGCGTTAACAATTATGCGATTTTCGCGTTGTGCTGCGAAAATATCGCGTTCGGTTCGGTCACGCTCTGCTTCGCGCCCTTTGTACTTGCCCTGACGAACATCGTTGAAAAAGGTTTTGATGTCATCAGGACTGTAACTCTTGGCGTTTGAGTTGGAAGGAGCACCAGTATTACGGGAACGTCCCGGTGTAACTTGTCTCTCCAACTCGGAAGCAGTCGCTCTCCGATTGGTGTCTTGAGCAACATTAGCTTGTCCAGTTAACTCCATCCATGAACGGAAGAAATTAGCCACACGGCGCACATCGGTATTGCGTTGGGCATCTTCTAGAATGGTTTGACGGCTAATACCAGTCAGCGGGTCAATCTCCAATAGCCATGACTGGAAGTCAGGGGCATTGTTAATGTCTCGCCAATTAGGAATATAGGAAGTCAACTCAGTCCAGAATTGCTGTTCAGTGTTCACAGCTTGACGTTGTGTCAGGTTATTCACCTGAGGTACGACGTTAATCTGTAACTGCTGAATTAGTCTATCTAACTGTGCCATCTTTTGCGCGACTGGGATGAGTTCTTCGCGGGTCACACGACGCATAACGTCAAGCGACTCACCATACTCCTCTTGGTCTCTGTCCGTAATCAATGGGTCACTTGTGACCTCAGCGTTACGGGGTGCATTGGATTGCGCAGATAAGGTAGCCAGCAATTGCTCCATCTGCTGTACTCTGCCTGAAAGCTCTTTGTTCTGCGAGTGCAGGCGCGGAACTTCGGCGTTATACATACCTTGAAGTGTGCGGTATTTTTGGCTCAATACCTCGTCTGAATTTCTATCATCTGTCGTTTGCTCATTGCCAGATGACGGAGTAGCTACGTTCTGTACAGTGTTCTCGTCGGCAGCAGGAGAATTGAAAGCGTCATCACTGGACATAGTAGTATTGCCATCGGCGGGTGTTCCCTCGCCATTGTTACTATCGCCATTGATTTGCTTGTACAACTCTTGTACAGCCTCGGTCTGTTTACGAATTTGCTCTGGAAGTGCCATGATAAAACGCTCCTATCGGTGTGCGTGGATTAGACGGCGAGTCATTCTGACTTTGCCGCTAGTTCAGGGGACTCTTTAACGAGCTTGTATAGCTCGTTCAAAACTTGGCATCGCCCCTGCATCAATGCCGCATTGTTTATTGCACTCGGAAGTTGTTCAAGTTCTCGCATACGCCAAGACTCCAAATACTCCAGAATCTCTGGGTACTGGCGACTGGTGATGGCGAAAGCCTTCACGACTTTTGGGTCGGGCCGAATCATGCGGCTGCTCCCGAGACACGACTACTGACTGTGTTGCCTTCCATTCCACCTTTGGGAGAACCGTCTGGCTGGGTTGGCGCAGGTTGTTGCGCCTGCTGAGCTTGTTGCGCAGCTTGTGCGCGAGCAGCAACAGCACCCATGACAGTGGCTTTTTCCCGAGATGGAATGATGTCATCCACAGGCATTTGCAACCCTTTAGCGATTTCACGAAGAATCGCTGCCCTGCCATCCTTGCCGACAATTTCCATGTCGATTTGGTTGGCGGTTGCGTTGAGGAACTCGATGCGGCGCACGTTGACAGTCTCTTTAACTGCCAAGTTAACTGCGCCTCGGGCGAGAACTTGTGCATCGCCCTTAATTGATTCATCCTCGTCGTAGCGCATGTTGTACACAAACTGACGTTGTACAACTGGCTTAATCACATCAGAGTCGATATGACCTACGACTTGGCGTATACCTTTACCTGCTGCGCCCATCAACATAGATAGACCAGAGGATGTGCGTCCAGCGCCCTGTACATTCAGGTCGCCATACATGTAAGCTGGGATGCCTGAGTGGTCATCAGCCAGCTTGCTAAATTTATCGTACACAGCCATAAGTGTATTTGCATTGTCCTCAGGCTGAGTAAAGCGTACTGCGGGTGCGCTCGAACCAACAGGGTCGTTCATGACCTGCCAAATCTTCCAAGGGTGCATCGCTGTGATGTCCTCGTTTGGCGGGATACGTTCTAGGTTTACCTCGACCTGTGGGCCTGAGGCAATACCCATGTTGTTGACTAAAGCCCTAGCCGACGCATTACAGACGCTTTGAACGTCTTCAATGATTTCAGGAATTCCTTTACCCCAGAAAGCACCCGGGCACTTAATGAATGAAGTTTTTGCATAAGGTTTTTGTCCTAGTGGGTCATAGTTAAGTACAGCCTTGATGACCATATTTCCAACCAGCCACACATTAGCGTCGTACTCTCTTGCTTCGTCTTCGATTCCGGCTTCATCAATACCCCAATCAAGGAGCATCTTGCCTGAAACTTTGCCCCAGAACTCAAGTGCATCGAACACTTCAGTTGGGCGCATGTACGAGTAGAACTTACGCTCTTGCTCGTCTTTAAGTAGTTTGATGTCCTGACCAATCCATGAGGAGTTATTACCATCCTCAAGGGCGCGACGAATAGCATCATCGTCATAGCCGGGCACACCAATCAAATCCGCCAAGTCCATACGGGTTAGCGGGTGATGTTCAAATAAGTATCCTTCTTCGATACGGGAGATGCCCGGCTCGGGATAGATACGAAATGGGTCAACGCGCTCATACTCAGGAGCAAGTCTTTCAATTGGCTCAGCTATAGTCTTGCCACTTGCATCAGTCTTCCAACCTAACGAACGTTGACGACGTACGATTGGGCCTTTGATGAAAGCAGAAGGATAAGTAACTAAGTCGGTAACAAAATCGTTGAACGATTCCGCCCAGCCGCCTTGAGCAAACTGGTCGCTAATCTTTAATTTCATTTTGTCAGCACGATTTTGCGCGTCCTGCAAAACTTTGAAGCGATAGTCTTGAGAGACCATCTCTTTAATCTCCGCCATCTGGCCCGCAGTAGGAGCGCTACCGCTCTCTTGCAACATCTTTAGCACTTCATTTGCAAAAGTATCTTGGATAGCTTTAGTGTCGTTAGGAGACAGGTCAGGAATAGGAGTAGGGACAATGTCCCAAGGTGGAGTACCGTTATCCAGCAAGATGTCTCGCAACCATGACTCGGCTGCACGACACTTCACTTCAGTCACCATCATGTAGATGTGTGAGCCGCCGTGTTCTTGAATTTGTTGTAACTTGTCAGCTTCGTATTGCCCATTACGCTGACGTAACGCCATGAGCATCTTCTGCTCAATAGGACGCTTGGCTTGCTTCGCTACATCCCAGCACTCACGCAGATACGCTGCAAGACCCAACATCAAAGGTTGTGCTTGACGTTCTGCTAATGCCTTAGCCGTAGCAGATTCTTCCTCTTGCTTTGCAAGTTCGGCATTACTGACGACACGTAGGAAGTTAAGACCAGCCATTTAATTACCCTTAGCGAGAGTTGATGCCACGAAGTGTACGAAGAACCATACCTACTGGTTCACGGTGAAGCGCTTTGTTGAACAGCGTAGGTTTTTCGTTCTTACTATAGCCGATGGTATTTTCTCTTGACGAGGTGGACATCTTCGGATTAGTAGACGTAATCTTAAAAGGTTTCGTAGCATTTTTACCTAGTTTCATTTTAGTTTCCCCGCACTTGCGTTCATCTTCGGATTAGTAGAAGTAATCGCGTAAGGCTTGCCGCCTTCAGCATGTGTGCATGAAGTAACCATACCACCTTTAGCGTAGCCGACAGCAGAACTATGTGGCTTATCTTTAGCCATCACAGGATTGGTAGAGTGCATGTGGTCTCCATTACTCATCATCCGTTTGTTATCGGGAACTACCTTGTTCTTCTGAATCGCACCGTGTGACATATTGGCCTCCTGCCTACTAGATATTGTAGGGTGGTTATAGCAACAAGTATACAGGTAGTCAAAGAAAAAAAGAACCCCGGAGTTTCCTCGCGGGGTTGCAAGGGCGTGAAGGAGATTCTCGCCGGGTGACAACTGCTGCAAGCAGTACGGCAAGTATATCATGTCCAGCCAGCGGCGGAAACCCCCTTGACTTCCTTTCTTCGGGCTAAAAGATGCCCCTCACCACCTGCGGTGATGTGAAGCATAAGGTATTGTAGCGCTTCAGCAACGTGGCTATGTTTATTTTTATCAATGTCGCCATCGCCTTTGGGCTTGTAACGATACCCACCCATCATTGCCGCCTTAAGCTGCGTACATTCTGGGCTAACAATAAAGGCCGGGTCACCGTCCACCTGACGCATCAGGAACTCATCGACCGCATTGATGCGAGCCGAGACATTATTTGTTTTGGCAGGGATTACCCTTAAACCCTCAGCCTTAATAATGTCTACTGCACTGCGCTCATCAGTCTGCGCCCGCTGTATACCTGCTGGGTCAACTACTACGAGGACGGGAGAGCCGGGGAACTTCTCAAATAACATGGGCTTTAGCATCGTACGTACGAAGCGCTGTATACCCATGTCAAACGATACACACTCGCCAAGTATTACCGCCCTGCCACGGGCATCATGTTGCCCAATGACGGCAGCGGGGGTAAGCCCCAAGTCCATCCCGATAACAATGGGTCGAACCCCATTGTTGATATAGCGTAGCTTCTGCTTAGCCATATGGTAGTCTGCCCTGAAATACTTATAGACTGGCATACCAGCCGAGGACAGCCCGTACTCGCCGTCAATGTATACGCGGATGTATTCTTCTGACCGACCCTGTGTATCGTAGTATCCGTCGGGTAGGTTCTCGATGTTTTCTGCAAAAGTCGAGCGACCTGACGGTTGCTTGAAGACATCCCAGCCGTTGTTATTGGGAGATACGCCATCTTTAGGGTCTAAGCCTTCCATCTGGTAATACCACCAAGTGTCCATCGTCGGGGGGTTGGTGTCGCCCCACATCCCATGCCACGTTGGGCCACCATCTTTGGAAGACGGATAACGCCCGATACGTTTAGACATAGCGTCCATAATGTCTGGGTGGATGTCTCGGCACTCGTTGAACCAAGCAAAGGTCAACTCCAACGAGTTCAAGTTAGCAACGTCGTCTGCATCGTCCAGTGCCCTGAACATAATCTCGCACTCGATGTCGC